TAATTATTTTTCCATAGCCAATTGGGGATTTGGAGATACGTTTTATTTCTCTGAGCTAAGTGCATACCTGCACAAAATACTTGCACCTGCAATATCAAGTGTGGTTATTATCCCGGCAGGGGATAATATGGCATTCGGCAACTATTTCCAAATCAACAGCGAGCCGTGGGAAATTATCGCCAGTGCGGCCACGGTCAATGACATTGACATTGTATCAGCAGTGACTGCCGCAGGACTTAATTTAACTGCACCATTGGTCGGGGGCTATTAATGGCTTTAGTAAACACTATCAATTTTTTACCACAGGTTTTCAGATCTGGTACAAATCAACGATTCCTTGGCGCTACATTAGATCAGCTAGCCAGCGATTCTGTTAACGTTCCAGTAAATGGATATATTGGCAGAAGATTTAGCCCCACATACCAAATTGGCGATAACTATGTTCCTGAAATAACAACACTAAAAACAAACTATCAACTTGAGCCCAGCGTTGTTATACGCGATAAAAATGAAAATATAACCTTTAACGGCCAATACAGCGATTTATTACAAAGTGTTGTAAGTAACAACGGAAATGTAAATAATCATCAAAAACTTTTTGTTGAAGACAGTTACAGCTTTGATGGGCATGTTGACTACGACAAATTTATTAACTATCACAACTACTACTGGTTACCAAACGGCCCAGTTGCCGTGGATGTTAGCAGTGGATTAACACCCACACAAGCAGACTATGTAGTTACACGTAATACCGCAGTTGATGGATACACCTTTAGTACACTTGGTGGCCATCCTAACACACAACTTACTTTGGCACGTGGTGGCAAATATACATTTGCCATCGACCAGTCTGGATTTAATTTCTGGATTCAAAGTCAATCGGGTATTTCTGGCGCAGATAGAAATGTAAGTACATTGAGCACCCGAGAAGTAATGGGCGTTAAAAACAATGGTGCTTCGTCTGGGGTAGTAGAGTTTAATGTGCCATTGTCTACAGCACAAGATTTTTATATTAGAATGCCAATTGTAGATACCGTAGACGCAGCCACTACATTATACTACAGTGATATACAGGGACAACTATTAAGTGACTTTTTGGCCGCTAACGCCAACGGATTTGATGGTGTTAATAATCAACTACAAAATAAAACATTGCTGTTTATAAACAACAGTCTTGACGCTGCCAAGTGGACTGCAAATAGCATGACTGTTCCACAGTCATCACGCACTGGTGTATGGAAAATCAATTTGGTGTCAGATGGCGCAGGCGATTACACAATCAATTTGGTTTCTATTAAAGCTGTTAATTCTCTTGAAAAAGTTTTTGTACGATCAGGGAAAACTTACGCATCTTTGCAGTTCTGGCTTGACAATAACAAAAGGTATGTACAAGTTCCAACAATTACTGCCAATGCTAACTATTTGTATTACCAGGACAGCGCCAATCCTGATTTCTTTGGCGAAATTAAATTAGTAGATAATACCAGCACTCCTATCGATGTACTAAATGATATCATTGGACGAACAAGCTATACCAGCCCTAACGGTGTTATTTTTACCAATGGTTTAAAAGTTAAATTTGATAGTTTAGTATTACCCGCTACCTACGCCGACGGCGAATATTATGTTGAAGGCGTAGGTACTTACATTAGACTAGTTCCGGTTGAGCAATTGGTAGTACCAACAGTATTCGAAGATCAGATTTTAGTTGAAGCAGATTATTTAACAGTGAATCGTGCAAGCCAAGACTTAAATCCTTGGTCACGCACTAACCGTTGGTTTCATAAAGATGTGTTAGAAGCAGTAGCCAAATATAATACAACAGATATAGATTACGGTCCCAATGTACAAGGACGCAGAGCTATTGTTGAGTTCGAGCCTAACCTACAATTATACGGTTATGGTAAAATAGCCAAAAGAGCAATAGACATTATAACTTTTGCATCCACTGATGCATTTGTAAATATTGAAGGACAAATCACAGCTACCGTTGAAGGCGTTACTTTAGCCAATGGTCAGCGTATTGTTTTTGCCAATGACTACGACGAAAATATTAGATTTGAAATTTATGAAGTTGATATTCAACGAATCAACAGTCAAAACTTTATCAGACTAATATTAACCGCTGACGATCCTGTACTAGCAGGCGAGCAGGTATTGGTCAAACAAGGCACTTACGCAGACAGAATTTTTAAATATGATGGAGAGGTGTGGACAGAATGTTTACCACGTAAAACATCATTTAATCAAGCGCCATTGTTTGATCTAGTAGATGCCAACGGATATAGTTTTTCAGACACAACAGTATATCCTGGTAGTAATTTTGCTGGTACTAAGTTTTTTAATTACTCCGTAGGCACAGGCAATAACGATGTAGTACTAGGGTTTCCATTGAAATATCAAAATTTCAATAATATCGGCGACATTCTTTTTACTAACTACTACGACGCAGATTCTTTTTCTACCAGCGCCGCAACCAATACACCTCTTAACCAGGGATACTTGGCTAAAAATGACGGGCTTAATGTTGTAGCAAAAGTTAATAATTGGATATTAAACAGAGAACCTACAAAACAGTATCAAGTGTTTACAAAATTTTACGACGGTAGAATTTTGGCAACAGACCAAGGTGACTTTCCATTTGTACAAATTGATATAACACCTGCCGCACAGTCAACTGTACCAACATTAAAAGTTTATCTAAATAACGAATTATTAGTTCGCGGTGCTGATAACGACTACACAACCTTAAACAATTTTCAATCAACCATTGGGTATGTTAAAGGACAGTACAAGTTATTTGATGTTATTGTATTAAAAAACAATCTTACTGAAGGCGACAAGATTGATGTATTAGTATACAGCAATAGCATCAGTGCATCTGCATATTACGAAATACCTGCCAACCTTGATCATAATCCATTAAATGCAAATTTTAATACTATCACTCTTGGGCAAATTCGCAAACACTATAATACTTTAATTGAAAACACAACAGTTAGCCCAACAACACAACGTCCTATACAAGACATTAACGTAAAAGCACAGGGCGGTTTATTGTTACAACATGATAGTCCTGCAGTTTACGCATTGACTTTTATGAATGACCAGTCAGTTAGTTTTGTAAATTCCGTTGCCTATGCACGTAAAGAATATCAAAGATTTAAAAATAAATTTTTAACTTTGTGTGAAACATTAACCATATTAGATTATAATGATCCTGCGGCCGGTGTTGACATAATTTTAAAGAATATTAACACAGTTAAGAACTCTAATTTTCCTTGGTACTATAGCGATATGGTTCCATACGGGGCAGAATACAACGAAGTAGTTTATACAGTTCTTAATGCCAGACAGACCAATTATGAAATCAGTTCAATTTTTGATGATACACAATTAAGTAATCGTGCAGTTCTAGTGTATGTAAACGGAACACAATTGGTCAAAGGAGTTGACTACGAATTTAATAACTTAGCTCCTTCTATTATTTTAACGACTCCGTTAAGCATTGGTACCATACTTGTGATACGTGACTATTACAACACAGACGGAAACTTTATTCCCGAAACACCAACCAAGTTGGGATTGTATCCAAAGTTTACTCCTGAACTTTTTACAGATACAACATACCTAACTCCCACAGAAGTACTCAGAGGACACGATGGTAGTATTACCCCGGCGTTCGGCGACTTCAGAGACCAATACCTACTGGAACTTGAGTTACGCATATACAACAACATTAAGGCCAATTACACTAACAATACTTTGGATCTTTACGATACTATTCCTGGTCAGTTTAGGTCCACGGATTACAGTTCGGGCGAATGGAATAGATTATTAAGTCAAAATTTCTTATATTGGGTAGGATCAAATAAAGTTGATTATGCATCTAATACTTGGTTTAATGCAGGTGATCCATGGACTTGGAATTACAGTCAATTTACCGGATTAGATGGTGTAAAATTGCAAGGCAGTTGGAGAGCAATTTACAATCACTGGTTTGATACAGTAAGCCCTAATTTGTTTCCGTGGCGTATGCTGGGTATCAGCGATGAGCCGAGTTGGTGGCAAGATCGTTATGGTCCAAGTCCATATACTTCTGGTAATGCTACATTATGGGAAGATCTTGAAGCTGGATATATTTGGAATAACGGATCCGCCTACTACGATACAAGATTTGCACGTCCCGGATTGACCAATTTCATTCCTGTAGATACAGCTGGTAATTTATTGCCCCCAACAGCAATTGGGATTATTAAAGAATACAGTAATCGTACAATAGATAACAAATTTGCAATAGGTCACCAAGGCCCTGCAGAAACAGCCTGGCGTCGTAGTAGTGATTTTCCTTTTGCAGTTCAACAGGGATTAGCACTGGCTAGACCAGCAAAGTATTTTGCTAGCCAATTGGATACCAGTAGATTTTATTTTAATGAAGTTACTGGACAGTTTTCTAGTGCGACCAATCAAAAAATTACACCAACGGCATTGGTAGTCAACGGTGATACTACCACTGGTACTGTATTGCGTACCAGCGGATATGCCAATTGGATTGCTGATTCTATTAAGAATTACGGTATTGATCCTGTTACTAAGTTAAACACATATTATCAAAATTTATCTGTACAGTTGGCGTATAGATGCAGTGGCTTTACAGATAAAAAACTTATTACCGTAAGTGCAGAACAAACTAGCCCGGGTACCACAAACTCTAGTGTTATAATACCAGATTCTAATTATGAGACTTATATTGGTAAGCCTGTGCCAAATCGCACAATTACATATAGTGCTGTTGTTGTTGAAAGAACTGAATCTGGATATTCTGTCAAGGGATATGACAGTACAGATCCGTTCTTTACTATATTACCTAGTGTTGCCAACAACAAAGTAGAAACAATTAAAGTAGACAATCTTGCTGTAAAAATATATCAAGACAGTAGCAATCGGTCTATTACTATACCATACGGAACTACTTTTGCTACAGCCCAACAAATAGCCGATTTCTTAATTAGTTACGAACGTCATTTGGTAGCGCAGGGTTTTGTATTTCAAACATTTGACGATGATCTCGGCGAAACTAAAAACTTTAGACTAAGCATTAAAGAATTCTTATTCTGGGCACAGCAAGGCTGGGACCTTGGAACTATTCTTGTATTAACTCCTGCGTCAACTCGAGTGTTTATTACTTCTACTGATTCAATCGTTGACGAAATTAGTAACATGCCCGGGCAAGGTATTGTATTAGATCAAAACTATGTACCTATTAAGAGTCAGCACTTTAATATTATAAGAACTGATTTTCCTGGCGAAAATAGATTTCAATTTGATACTATCAATGGATCTACAATTGGATTAGTTAAACTAAATTTTGTTCAGTATGAAAGCACGTTGATATTTGACAATGTTGATGATTTTGGCGATGTAATTTACATACCCGAACAAGGAGCAAGACAATATAGATTAAAAGTCTCGGGATTTAAAACAGGTGCTTGGTCGGGTGCAATTAGCCCAGCTGGGTACATATATAGTAACCCGGATATTAATGCATGGATTCCAGGACAAGACTATCGCATGGGCGATCTTGTTGTTTATAATGATGCATACTATACTGCAAGCATGGATGTATTGGCCAGCGAAACATTCAATATCACAGTAT